ACTGTTTGTCACAGAGATTGGGGCATCTTAAAATTAGGCAATGGCAATTATAGAGTATGTTTGCAACAGAGCATGACCCTCTCGCCCTGCTAGTTGAATTAACACCGAAGCTTGCCAAAAGACGTTTTCGAGAAGAGATATATAAATCGTGGGATCACTGTTGTGGATATTGTGGCGCTACAGCAACCAGTCTTGACCATATAATCCCGCGCTTTAGATCTGGCTCTAGTAACAGAAACAATCTTTTACCGTCTTGTCAACAATGCAATAATCATAAAGGCAGCAGTAAAATGGAAGAATGGTATATCTCACAAGACTTTTTTAGTGACGATAAACTACAAAAAATTAAAGATTGGAGAAATCAAGAAATTTTTGATCTTTTCCAGTACACTAGTAATTATATTGTAAATGAATTAACTAATAAAGATGCCTCCTGATTTCAATTGGCGAAGCTATTTAAATGCTAATCCTGATGTATCTAACGCATTGGGATACACTGAAGAGGCTGCAAACAGACATTATTTAAATAATGGTCAATACGAAAATAGACCTTTAACTTTTGATTGGAGAAGCTATTTAAATGCTAATCCTGATGTATCTAAGGAATTAGGATATACTCAAGAGGCTGCGAACAAACACTATAGAGAATTTGGACACAAAGAAAATCGTAAGTTAAGCGGCCCTCCTTCTACACCTACTCCTACACCTACTGGTTCTCCACCAGCAGCAATAGGTGCACGTATACCTGCATCTGAGATAGCGCCCACAACAGCACCTGTAATTTATAAAGGTGCAATTATTCCTATATACAATCAAAGCAACATAGCACCTAATCTTGTCTATGAGGAGGCAAATAAAAAATGGATCAAAACTTCAGGAACAGAAAATAATAAAACAGATTATTATCAAAATTACAAAGAAAAGTATGATACTTACAGAACAGATTACCCAGAAGATTACCCAGAATATACCGATGATGAAAAAATAAATGAAGAAAATAAACAATTAAATAAACATAACATAAATGTTAATAAGGCTAACTTTGAAGCAAATAGACAAAATAAAGAAGCAAGTGATAACAATAAAATAGCAAATCAAAAAGCAAAAGAGTTTGATCAATTAAATACTAATTTAAATAATCAGAATATAAAAAAAAATAGTGCCTTTACTAAAGTTTATTCAATTGCGGCCAACACAACAGGCGGTGATTATGTAGATAAAAGAAATATGATAAGACAATTGGAAAAAGAAAATTTAATTAACCAAGAAACAAAAAATAAATTAGAAGCTGATTTTAAAAAATTTTATAGTAACGAAAAACTAACCACGTGGGATCCAAAAACAGCAGCCAAACCACCTTCGCCTGACGGAAGAAAAGAATTAGACGTTAGTTTTTATGATGCACAAGTACCTGAATTAAAACCTAAATGGATAGAAGCTGCTGCCAATGATGATTTAGATATTATAGGAAGATACAACAACAACTGGAAAGATTATTTTGCTGCACACTATACAACACAAGGAAGATTAAATGGTATCCGTGGATACAAAGAAGAAACAAAAATAATGTCAGAAAACTATAAAGAAACACTACTAGATACAGATAAACAACGTATCAAGGATGTAGCCCTTGGTGAAGGTAAATATTTTGACACGTTAATGAAATCCATATTAGGTCCAAAAGAGGAAGAAGAAACTAAAAAATATTCAGCATTAGTACAAAACACATTAAAAGATACAATTGCAAAATTAAATAAAGTTAAAAATCAAGAAATGCAATGGGATGTTTACCGTAGTCTAGATGGTTTTTCTGAAGTATTGGATTTAAATAAAAACTTAGCTAACTCTATTATGGGAGATTCAGGAATTGGGGGTTATTTAGCAGTAAGTAAAAAGAAAACAACAGCCGAATTAACAACAGATTTAGAAACACAATTAGAAAAAACTACTGGTTTTCGAAGTAACGTTACATACAATTGGCAAAAATGGTTTGACGATCAATTAGTTGAAAAATACGGAATTGATTATAAGCAATTTCAAGCGGCAGAAGGCACACTTGATATTGTTAATACAGCTTTAACTGCAGATGTAAAAAAAATATATGACAAGAAAGATAAAAAATTCACAGCTGAGTTTGTAAAAAAAACTGGTTTTAATACAAGTGAACGCCTTACCGAATTTTTAAACAAGCAAGGAGAAACAGGAACAAATTTATTAGCTCGTTTACAAAATTCTAATGACAGTATGCCAACAGAATTAATGCCTTTAAAAACAAATTTAGAAGATAAAATTAAAACCCTGAACACAGCTAAAAATAGAGATGTAAACTTAACATATAAAAATGTTAAAGACATACCAGAACAAGTTAAAATAGACGCTTCGTTTGCACGTCAGTTTATTGATGAGTATTTAAAACCTAGATTTGATTTTTCAAAGTCCATGGACGAGTTTCGCGATTATTTAAATGTTATTGAAAAAGATAAAAACATATTTCAAACAACAGATCGTTTAACTGAAGTGAAAACGTATGCAGAAAGCATAGCAAAAGCAATATTACCAGATTTAAATAATGAACGTTTTAATTATACTTTTGGACAATCAGAAGAAGATGACAATTTTTATTTTAACCCAAGAGATAACTATGCTCCACCTGAAATGCAAGTAATTTATACCAAACAAAAAAAGAGGGTAAACGACGATTGGAACGCAGCTAAGATTAATCCTGATGCTCTTATAGATAAAGATAGACCGGAGCTAGGAACATGGAGAGAAAATGCCTACCTGTACAACATCAACGTAAAAGATTTATCTGATAAAGAAATTTTTGGTAAGTTACATTATGAAATTATTGGTTCTTTGCCTGCCTTTAATTTTGACCCTGCTATGAATCCAAGTTCAACACTAAAATTAAAATTTGAAAATGCTATTAGAGAAAAAGCAGAAGGAATAAAAACAGTCTTTGGTGAGTTTACAACACCTGAAAGCTATGCTGACACGCTATTAAAAAACATTGATCCATTGGCAAATAAAATAGAATGGAAGAATTTATTAAATAAATATGATTTAGAAGAAGATGCAACTACAGAGGAGATTAAAAAAGTAATCGTCGATAGTTTAACTTCAGGCACAGCTGAAGAGATCAGAACTAAAATTAAAGAATTACAAGAATTAGAAGAAACACCAACACAAAAAAAATTAGGTGTTACTTATATAGAAAGACCAGAAGAGAATCTTGCTACTGACGTAGAAAAAACTAATTTGTATAAAATTTTTAAAGATGCGGGCTATACAGACACAGAAAAAAATTTTTACACTAACTATATGACAGGTACAAGTCCAGAAGATATTAAATTATTAACTAATGTAACAAAAGGAAAGCTGCCTAAATTTGATTTTACATTTGACACAAAAGATCCAACGGCTGCATTAAATAAATTACAAGAATTAGATACACCAACAACTAAAAAAACAACTAAAAAAACAACTGATTACTTTAAAATAGGACTAGATGATGAAGAAGAAGAAAAAGAAACTGATTCTGATTCCTTCCTTAGTGATTATGCCGCTCTCTTTAAAAAATAATGTCAAACAAACATAAAAAAGCAGCTAGTGCCGCTCATCAGTATAAAAAAGAAAACATGGAATGTAACAAACCAACACGAGCTCCTACTGGGGACAAACACAAATATGTTGTAAAAGGATGTCAAAATGGGAAAGAGGCTATTGTTCGGTTTGGTCTTAGAGGATACTCTGATTACCTTTCACACAAAGATGAAAAAAGACGCGCTAATTTTAAAGCACGTCACAATTGTGCCGAAAAGAAAGATAAACTAACTCCCGGCTATTGGGCATGTAATTATAATTGGTAATCATTTTAAGAGTTAACAAAATTAAAATATCTTATGTATGATAGGTGTAATGTGTCTCCACCTACCATGCAAGACTTACCCACTGGCATTGACATCATTATAAATTATGAAGGGTACAATGAAAAAGCTTTTCCAGATCCGACTACTGGTGGTGCACCCTATACCATAGGTTTTGGAACACAACACTATCCTGACGGCGAACCAGTAGAACGAGGTCAGCTATGTACTTATACAAAAGCTAAAGAATATCTTTTGTATGAAATAGAAAAAATTAATAAACTTTTAACAAAAGAAATACCTGATTTAGATGAGCATATGAAAGAAGCTTTAATTTCTTTTATTCATTCCATAGGATGGGAACCTTTTTTTTACAGTGATATCTTGGACACAATAGAAGAAGGTAAGTGGAATTCTGTAGCGGAAGAGATGTATAGATGGGTGTTTGATCAAGATTATCAAGTAATTAGTAATTTAATTCACAGGCGTAGAGATGAAATTAATTTATTTTTAATGAGCGTACAAAAAAATAATTATGGTTTTGGTGGGCAACTTTTATTAAATGCTTTTATGCTTTTTGATTCATCTCCTAACCAAATCAAAGCTATTAAACGTCTAGAGTCAGGTATTCACGCAATTATCCTTGCTGAATTTGCTAATGAATTCAAGTTACCAGTATTGCAACAGGGTGAAATTACAGTGTAAGCTCTAGAATAGATACAGGAAGAAAATGAAACCTCTAATGGACCCCTCATGTGAACCCCAGGAATTAGAACTCCCTCTGGAGTTTAAATTTGCTATGCGCAAAGCTGAGTTACGTGCATCAGAAATGACCTGGGAACAGTTGCACCAAGCTCTATTAAACCTGTATCAGCAACGTTTAATTGAGATTACAGCGATCAAAGATATCATGGAAGAAGAAGGCGTCAATATTGAATTCGACATTCCCACAGAACTGGAACTAGAAGAATTAGCTTTTATGTGCGGCGATGACGAAGACGATGATGACGAGGAAATTGATGAAGATAATCTTCAGCCCTTTTGAAGACGATCTAAATACCACGTGGCTTTCTTGATGGATTCGTCTTGTCCCTTTAGACGTTCACGCCATATATATTTAATTGCATTACCTTTGCAGTACCCACGGAATTCTTCTGGTGTCAACGACGCTTCAATAGCTTCAATACACTCAACAGATCCCTGATTGTAGTGAAAAGGATTATTAACTAGATCTACTGGATCCCGCGACGCATCGCTGATAGTTTCTTCTCCCGTGTTGGTATTTCTCCTAGATCCAATACCACTGCACCCTTCGGTAAAGGAGCTGCACCCACTTCCATCCCCTCTTCCACACTCGGAATGTATCCCGTCAATCCTGGACGAGTGTTTGAC